CAACCACGTTAGTTCTATACTAACCGCTAACTGCGTTTTTGAGCATATTATATTTATTTATATCTGTTCTATATAACCTTGCTTGTTCAGTTAGATTAAATGAATCTTTTGCAAACGGATTGTTTTCACCAGCAGCTATTGTTTCAGTCTGTACTTTAGTTGTCATTGCTCCACCGCCTTGTGGTCTTGGGTTCTTCTGTACCCATGCTGGCATTTTTGTCATTGCCCAGTCTTTGACGGGTGTTCTGTTATAACCATCAACTACAACAACTGTTCCATCTGCCTCTTTTGCAAGTTGATCCTTACTGATGCGAGATAGCACATATTGGGGATCGTGTACAACATCAGCAAGGGCTGTTACTGCTGGGGCTTCAACTTCAAGTTGTCTTTGCCTAGCTTCTAGCTCTTGGATTCTTTTGTTTTTTGCCTCTTCAGCATCACGATACTGCTGTGCTTGTTTAGCAATAGCTTCATCATATTTACCTTTTGCCTCAAGCTCTTCCTGTTCTTTTTTCTGTTTGAAAGCAATAAGAGCATCTACATCAACATCTGGTGGTACAGCTTTTGCAGCCTCCTTTGCTTTTTTGTAGTCATCTAAAATTTCTCTGTTGCTTTTTCTGAGTGCTTCAACTTCTGCCATCAACGCTGCTGTATCTACAGGTGGATTTGGTTTGATTGGTTCGTCAGCCATAAATAAAAAATTTACAATTATTCACAATATTAGCTCCACTTTGTAAGGTTTGCCCAATATGCTCCTGACATTTTACCTTTGGCAATATTTTTAGCGTGTCTGGCCTTGAAATTACGTCTTGTTGCCTTATCTTTCATGCTTTCTCCCTTTCTTGGTGGCTTTGTGTCTGCCCCTTGCGCTCCAAATCTAATTAATTTTACTTTGTCACCCTCTTTTGCAAGAACAACATGACTCTTTGTTGGGTGTGATGGGGTTCTTTTTGGTTTGTTAAAACCTGACAATCCAAATCTTTTAAGTCTAGGATCACTCATTTGCCTTTCCTCTTCATTGCCATATTGTGTGCTTCAGTAAATGAAACCCCTTCTCTCATCTTGCGTTTCATATATTCCATATGAGCTTTTGTGTGACCATGCGCCTTTTGGTGCTTTGCAAGTGTGTTCTTTTGTCTGGTAGTTAGTTTAGCCATAGTTTTTTTCTAAATCTAAAACTCTTTGCAATGGAATTGCAGCAACTTGTGGCACTACAGAGTTTCCGAGGGCTTTTATTCTGGAATTTCTGTATATCCTACTGGAAATCCCATCATTGTCTCCACAAACTCCTCGTTCAACAGTATATTGTCTCCAGTTTGGGTTGAGCATAAATCGGGTTGGTTTCCATTTTCCTGTAATTCTTGAAAAATCTTCACTGAATATGGATTTATTGCCTCCCTTAAATTTGAAGGAAGTTTTCTGCCCTGCCTTTGTTTGACAACTTTGCTCATTGCCTCTGGTTTTCTGGGTTGTAGATAGTCCAAAGTGTTCGGGGTTGGCAGCAACAAGGAACCATCTATCTCTCGTATGACAGGCTCCCAATGCACTCGCTGGTATGCAAGCCCATTCACAATAGAACCTTGACTCGGCCAACTCTCCGAGTACAATTCCCAATCCGTTATTAACGATCGCTGCCACGTTTTCCAAGATGACGTATTTAGGTCGAACCATGCGAATGATTCTGATGAGTTCGTAAAAAAGACCTGACCTAGTTTCTTTGGTAATACCTTTGCCCTGACCTCCTGTGCTGATGTCTTGGCATGGAAATCCTCCAGTGATAATATCTGCTGAATATGGTTTTGCCTTAAATGTTTGTATGTCATCATGGATTGGTATTTTTGGCCAATGTTTTTTTAATACTTTTTGACAGTATGAATCATTTTCAATAAATTGTGTAGTTTGAAAACCTCCTACAAATTTTTCTGCTGCATAACTAAACCCACCAATTCCCGAAAAAGCATCTATCATTTTTAGTTTCATAACTACCTTTTTTTGTTGTACCTTGAATAAATTGCTGCGTCTGCTGTTCTTGCTTTATCACCTCTCATGTAACTATTTACCCTACCCATAGCCCACGCTGCCATGGGAACATTTCTTGAACCACTAGACAAATAAGCTCCCTGCCCTTTTCTGTAAACAGCCGCAAGCTCTCCATAAAAAAACTTTGTGCCATCAGCTTTTTTCTTAAGACTATTCTTAACGCTTTCGCTTAG